CGGTAAAAGCTAATTTAATTGATTGGTTTTTAACTAATCGAGGTGAAAGACCTTTAAACCCAACCTATGGGGGTAATTTAAGACAATATATTTTTGATCAAATATCTCAAGGTACTTTAACTGATATAGAAAACGATGTTAGAGCACAACTAGCTAGAGTTTTTCCAACAGTAAATGTTCAACAATTAAATGTATTATCTCAACCTGATTATAACATTATAACAGTTCAAATTTATTACAATGTAATAAACACCACAATTTCAGGTGAATTAACACTAAATTTATAAAATGGCAGTTACTCGTAACATAAAATATATTAATCGAGATTTTAGTTCTCTCAGACAAGCTCTGATTGATTATTCTCGTACTTATTTTCCAAACACATATAATGACTTTACAGAAGCATCACCAGGTATGATGTTTATGGAAATGGCTGCTTATGTAGGAGATGTTCTTTCATTCTATCAAGATAATCAATTTCAAGAAACCTTTATTCAATACGCTAGAGAAACTAATAACTTGTATGATCTAGCTTATATGTTTGGTTATAAACCTAGAGTAACTGCTACCGCAACTACTACAATTGATTTTTACCAACAAGTCCCAGCTAAACTTGTAGGATCAGACTATTTCCCAGACTACGATTACGCTTTAACTATCCCGGCTAATACACAAATACAGTCTCAAAATAATAGTGATATCAACTTTATAATAGAAGACCCTATTAATTTTGCAGTTTCATCTTCTTTAGATCCTACTATAGTTACTATATATCAATCTACAGGAACTGTTGTTAACTATTTTTTATTAAAAAAGGTTAGAAAATCTATATCAGCTAATATTAAAACAACTACATTTAGTTTTTCTCAACCCGAAGAATTTGCTACCCGTGTAATTGCTGATACTAATATTATTGGTATTTTAGACATTATAGATAATGTTACAGGTGAGAAATGGTATGAAGTTCCCCACTTAGCAGACGAATCAGTATTTATTTCGGTTGCTAATACTAACCCAAATGATCCAAACTTATATGTAGATCAAGATGCTCCTAACTTACTTAAGTTGCAAGGGGTACCGAAAAGATACGCTACTCGTTTTATAGGTAGCGGCTCGTTGCAAGTTCAATTTGGCGCCGGATCTCCGAATGATACCGCGGAATTAATCACACCTAATCCCGATAACGTTGGCTTAGGTTTACCATTTGAAATTGATAAACTTACAACAGCGTTTTCTCCTCAAAACTTTGTGTTTAACGACACTTATGGTATTGCTCCTTCAAATGATTTAACCGTTAGATATTTAACTGGGGGTGGAGTTGTAGCTAATGTTCCCGCTAATAATTTAACAACAATACCAACTAATACAGCAACTTTTAATAATCCTAGTCTTAATCAAGCTACAGCCAATTATATATTTAATACTTTAGCAGTTAATAATCCTATAGCTGCTACAGGTGGGGGAGATGGAGACACAATTGAAGAAATTAGACAAAATTCTCTAGCTAACTTTAACTCTCAGTTACGTAATGTAACTCAAGATGACTACTTAGTTAGAGCATTAAGTTTACCATCTGAATTTGGTACCATCGCTAAAGCATATGTAACTAGAGCTAAAGCAGCTAGTGATACCCCAGGTGAAACTCCAAGTACAATAGATTTATATGTTTTAACTTTTGATGTTAATGGTAACCTAACAACAGCATCCCCAGCTCTCAAACAAAATCTTATTACTTATTTATCTCAATATAGAGTAATAGGAGATTCTGTTAATGTTAAAGACGCATTTATTATTAATATTGGAGTTGAGTTTGAAATCACAGTTAGACCTAACTTTAACAGTAATGAAGTTTTAAGAAACTGTATATTAGCAGTTCAACAATACTTTGCTTTAGATAACTGGCAAATTAATGAACCAATCCTACTTAAAGAAATTAATTTATTAATAGATGCTATTGAGGGTGTTCAAACTGTTGCCTCAGTAACTATAATAAATAAAGTAGGTGTTGCTTTAGGATATTCACAATACGCTTACGATACTCAAGGAGCTACACAAAATAATACAATCTATCCTTCAATTGATCCTATGGTATTTGAAGTTAAATATCCGGATACAGACATACTGGGTAGAGTAGTAAATTTCTAAACAATGGCAGTATATAAACTTTTTCCATATAAAGATACTACACTATATTCACAGTATCCTTCAATGAATACGGGTATAGACCCTATTCTACAAATCTCTAACCTTAACTTTGCTATGAATACTTCTCCACAAGTTGCAAGAGCGCTTGTGAAGTTTGTTAATAGTGAAATTGCGGCTACCTTAGAAGGTTTAGTAGATGGTAAACCTTGGGATGCTTATTTTAAATTATTTATAGCCACAGCTCAAGGTGTAGTTGAAGATTCTATAATAGAAGTTTGGCCGGCTGCTGTATCTCCTACGGGTTCTACTTGGAATAATGGTACAGGTACTTATTTAGATCAACCCCTAACTGAAGATGGTGCTTGTTGGACTTCTCCATTTTTTGCTAATGGTAACAACTGGCCTATTAACACTATACCTTATTCAACAGGCTCATGGAATACATCATATTCAGTTCCTGGAGGAGGTGCATGGTACACTAGTTCAAATGGAACTAATTCAACTTTAGTTACTGAATCATTTGATGTAAGAACAGTAAAAGATTTAAATATAAAAGTAACTGATATTGTTAAAACTTGGTATTCACACTCAGTAGGAATAACTGGTAGTAATCTCCCAAACCAAGGTTTTTTAATCAAATGGGAAGACAATATTGAGTTTAATACAAATAAATTAGTACAACCTGTAATGCAATATTACAGTGTTGATACTAATACAATATACCCTCCTCAACTTGAAATTAGATGGGATGATTTTGTATGGAACACTGGTTCATCTGGAATTCAAGTATTAAATCAACCTAACCTTAAAATCTCGTTAGCAGAGAACCCAGGCATTTTCTACCCAGAAAGTATCAATAGATTTAGATTAAATGTTACCCAGATGTATCCTCCTGTAGTTTGGACTACATCTTCTCTGTACACAGTTCAACATTATCTACCTTCAGGTTCATCTTATTACGCTGTAAAAGATTTAGATACTAACGAATACGTAGTTGAATTTTCTCCTTATACTAAAATTAGTGCTGATACTACTTCTAGCTATTTTGATATTTACATGGATGGTCTAGAACCAGAAAGATATTATAAAATATTAGTACAAGTAACCGCAGGTGGTAGTACAACAGTTTATGACGATAAATACTATTTTAAAGTAGTTAATGGATAATGGAAAAAGTTAATTTATTAAAAGAAACTTTTGCTTCAAAAATTCAATACCAGGAGGTAATTGATACTTCTTTTACTGAATTATCAATCCCTACCCCAGTAATAGATGATATTTTAAATGTTCCTACTGTAGACGAATTTTTTCAAAACTACGAGCAGTTATTTTTTGAGATACCTAAATTTGGAGAAACCAATTCTCATGAGTATCTTATTAAAACAAGTCAAGCATATATCGGTTCTACAGTTATAAACGATGAAATTGTTCTTCTTCAACAAGAAATTACTCAATTAAGAAGACAATTAATCGAAATTCAAAGAGAACCAGTACAGCTTATATCACAAACTCTCCAAACATCAGGTTTAAATTTACCACAGTTAAATATCCCACAGTTACCTCCTTTACCATCGTTTGAAAGTCCTGATACAGCTAATGCTGCTTTAGATCCTAATAGTACTTTAAGTGCTAAAGACTTAAGAAAGAAACAAAGAGAAGAAAGAAGAGCAGCTCGTAGAGCACGTAGAGCACAAAATAATAGTTAATATATAGAATGGCTACATTATTAAGCATAAACCCCGTTAATCCAACAACATTTTTAACTGAAACATATTCCCCTTCAGATGAAAACTTGTTGTCGGTTAATATTACGCCTACTGTTTTCAATCCCGAAACAGATTATATAGAATTTTATATATATAATGCTAATAATAGTCTTTTAATTGGGTCTGAAAATTATGTTAATTATTCTATATTAGATAATCAATTATACATTGACCCTAATACTGATGTTGTAGATGCAGGTTATGATGATGGTATAGTAAATGTTTTATACAATTTTTATACTAATATCTTAGCTTCTTCTCCTAGTGTAGATAATCAATACTACATTAAAGAAATTAGTTCTAATAGAACTGAATTAAGATTAGCCTCTACAACAATA